TCAAATAGAAGTGTGCCAGTTGGTATAGACAGTGAAATAGATATTTGTACACTTACGTTTAGTATTCCTATATATGTTAGTCCCCCAACTAAAGTGCGCAAAATGGGTGTTATTACTAATATTATTACAAGCATGTTTGACGAGAAGTTAGGCACTATTGAAGATGGTGTAAGTAAGCCTGTACTAAATGCGTATGATGATGTGCCAAGAGCAGGAGTTACTCAAGGCGAGTTTGGCAGAACAGCAGTCTCCGACACAACTGCGCAAATGGCTAATGTTAATTATGCTACGTGGGGGGCGTTTGTAGACGGTGACTCTGTACAATTGTTCTCAAATGGCATGGTTGGTAATAAAAACTGGAGAGAAATCTTCGAAGCATTGCCAGGTATGTATGCAGCTGACGTAAGTCGCGTATACTTTACTAGCCAAGATAATGCAAGTACAATCACAGGCACATTTACACTAAGTCCGTTTGACGAAGCTAAAATACTCGTTAATTGGGATACTGATAGTTTTCCAAGTGACACTGTCATTAGCGGACGTACTAGTATTGACTATATTATAGATCCAACTAATTACAACCCTAGTACTATTAAAACAGGCGGTGTACGTTTGTTGTTGCTGAACGATGTCGGTGATGCTACTGCTACTCAATCACCAGTTGCGTGGCAAAACACAGATACAAGTGCATTAGTTGCAAGCGCAAACGATATTATTGAATGGAATGGTTCTAAGTGGAATATTGTATTTGACGCAAGTGCTGCAACAGAAGTTACATATACTACTAATTTAAATACAAGTGTGCAGTACAGATTTAAGAACAATGAATGGCTATTAAGTATTGATGGCGATTATCCAGTTGGCACGTGGAGAGTTGAACTAGCAGGCTAATTATATGTATGAACAATCGTATTACATGTAGCGGTGCGCTATTTTACACCTTAGATACAAATAGATTTTTATTCCTTCACAGAGCGCAAGGTAAGCGTAATAATCTGTGGGGACTTGTTGGTGGTACTAACGAAGGTGCCGAAACTCCGTGGGAAGGTCTTACTCGAGAAATTGAAGAAGAAATTGGATTTGTTCCAGAAATTAAAAAGACACTTCCGTTAGAAAGTTTTATATCTCCTGATAGTAAATTTTATTTCCATACTTATTTGTGTGTAGTACAAGAAGAATTTATTCCTAACCTCAATAATGAACATAACGGCTATGCTTGGTGTAGTTTTAGTAAATGGCCTAAGCCATTACATCACGGATTGCGCAACACACTTCAAAGTAAAGTTAACTTAACTAAGTTAGAAACTGTTTTTCAAACAATCAATTTACTTGACAAATAACCTAAAAGATAGTATAATAACATTATGAAAGTATTAGTTCTCGGCGATGTAATAATCGACAAATATATCTATGGCACATCAGAACGTTTAAGTCCTGAGGCGCCTGTGCCTGTGGTTAAGTACCAGCGTGAAGTTGAAACACTCGGCGGCGCTGGGCTTGTTTACGAAAACTTAAAAAGCCTAGGTGTCGACGTAACACTATTTGAAACTGAACAGCCTAGTAGCATTAAAACTAGAGTAATTTGTGACGGACATTATGTTACACGCATTGACGATGATAAACATGCAGACAGTACAGCAGTACTAGAAACTATAGAGTTGCATGACTTTTCAGAATACAAGTATGTTATATTAAGTGATTATAATAAAGGTGTGTTAGACGAGTCGCTTGAAATTATCGAACACATTAACAAATTTAATTGTAAAATAATTGTAGATCCTAAAGAACATGCAAATCAGTATAAGGACGCATGGCTAGTAAAGCCCAACTACAAAGAGTTTGACGAGTTTGGATTTACGTTTTGGCAAAGTAATATTATTACAACTAAAGCCGGGGACAATGTTGTTGCTACAATAGATAATGTAGATTACAATATTCCAGTTGAATCTGTAGAAGTATCAGATGTTACAGGAGCAGGAGATTGTTTCTTGGCCGCATTTGTATACGGATTAACAAAGCAATACAATCATAAGAAGTGTTTAGAACTTGCCGTTAAAGGTTCTAGGGAAGCAGTTAAGCACGTAGGCACACACACGCTTACTATAAGCGATATAGAAGAACGCATAGTGTTTACTAACGGAGTCTTTGACATACTACACACAGGACATTTTGAGCTACTAGCTGAAGCAAAATCGCTTGGCGATAAACTAGTTGTAGGTATTAATAGTGACGCAAGTGTAAAGCGTCTTAAGGGTGAAGACCGGCCTATTAATGATGCTGTAAAGCGTATTAGACAATTAGAAATATTGCCTTGGGTTGATAGAGTTGTATTGTTTAGTGACGATACACCATACGAATTAATTAAAAAATTAAAGCCGCACGTTATTGTAAAGGGCGGTGATTACACAGTAGAACAAGTTGTAGGACACGATTTGGCTGAGGTGCATCTTGTGCCTACAGTTGAAGGATATTCAACAACACAGATTATAGAGGCAAGCAAATGAAAATATTAGTCACAGGAAACAACGGCTTTATTGGTAAAAATATTTCACATTACTTACAAAGTAAAGGTCACGAAGTAGAAGGATGGGAATGGCAACCTGGTGTACTTCCTAGTACAGAAGACTTTGACTGGTGTATACACACTGGTGCAATTAGTAGTACAACATACACTGATGTAGATCAAATACTAGAGCAAAACTTTGAGTTTACTGTTAGGCTTGCACAGATATGCGAAAACTTTGGTACTAATTTACAATACGCATCAAGTGCAAGTGTATACGGTCCTACTACGCATTTTACAGAAGATGGCAAGTTACTTCCAGTAAGTCCTTATGCATGGTCAAAGTATTTGTTTGACAGATTCTTAAATCAGTATCTTGAAGAGTTTCAAATTAAAATACAAGGCTTCCGTTACTTTAACGTATACGGGCCTGGGGAAGAAAATAAAGGCGATCAAGCAAGTCCTTATACTAAGTTTACTAAGCAAGCAAAAGAAGATGGTGTTATAACACTGTTTGAAGATAGCGAAAATTTTAAAAGAGACTTTGTTTGTGTCGAAGACATTTGTCGCGCACACGAACTTATGTTTGATTCGGAATCAACTGGAATATTCAATATTGGTACTGGCACAGCTACTAGTTTTGAAACAGTAGCAAACGCAATTGCTACAAAGCATAACGCTGCTATAAATTATATTCCAATACCTGAAAATATAAAGGCACAATACCAAAAGTATACTTGTGCAAACTTAACTAAACTTAACAATGCAATAGATATGCAATGGACATCAATAGAGGATTATATCAATGGAACCAACTAGATTACAAGGCGTTGTACAAAAAGGGTGGGGCTACGAATTAATTTGGGCTACTAATGACAAGTACTGCGGTAAAATTATGTTCTTTGAACAAGAAAACGCAATGTTTTCAATGCATTTTCATAAAGAAAAAGATGAAACATGGTTTGTAAATACTGGACGATTTAAAGTACAATGGATTGATACTACTAATGCTGCGTTATATGAAAAAGAATTAAAAGAAGGCGATGTTTGGCATAACCCACCTTTGCAACCGCATAGACTAGTTTGCTTACAAGCAGGCTCAAGTATCACTGAAGTTAGTACAGCAGACAGTGTTGAGGATAATTATCGCGTTGCGCCTGGAGACAGTCAAAGGTTATCTTCTGAACAGCCCCCAACTGTCTAACAGCGTATTAAGCTTGCGCTTCGCCCCACCTAATAATAATATTTGCATCAATAGCTGATCCAGAAACTTTATAAACATTAATAGCAAGTACATCAGGTCCATTTGGATATGTTCCTCTGCCACCTAATGGTGTATTAGTAAGCTCTTTAAGATCGTTAAGATCTAGTGTTGAACGCTCACCCGGTACAGCAATGAATGAGAAGATAGTCTCACCTGGTTGTGCAAACGGTGGTTGTACAAATTCAAGTGCTAGTGTACCTGAGGTAGCTTGTAATGTACCAGTGAATGCATTGTTAAACGTTACTTCGTAATAGTCAGTGCCGGCGTAGGACAGTAATGTAACAGAGTTAATTTGAGTGTTTGCTGGAACTGTTATGCCATTGTTGCCACCGGTAACAGTAGTACCAATTTTTCCAGCTGATGCGTCAAACGATGCTACAGTAAAGTATCCGTAGTTTCTGTTTGTGCCTTCAACATTAAATGGTATAGTATATGCATCTACCGTGTTACTTGACAGGCCGTTTGCCCGGTTGCTTAGTCTAAAATACCCGTAGTTACCACTATTGTCTATATAGCCGTCTGTAATAGTAGTGTTGCTTGGAATGCCTGAGCCAGTAATTGGTTTACCTAATACTAAGCCGATATCACGTTCTCCAAATACAGCCGCAAAATCATTAGCACTTACGCTAATGTATCGATTATTATTACCCCAGTTGTTTTGGCCACTGTTTATTACGCCTGTTATATTTGGTACTGAAGTTATATTAGCTGTTGTTGCTGCTGCGCCTGTACTCCACGTAACACCACCGCCGGAAGCAATTTGTGCAAAGCTAGGTTGTCCACCTTGAGCAACCCCGCTTAGACCTGACCAACCAACGTCATTTGGGTTGGTTGGATAGTTTTGAGGATTAAGCACTCCTTCAATAACAATGCCGCCTGCGCCTGTTTCAGATGTAACTTCTAATCCTGTTAACAATAACTGTGCTCTGTTTAATAGTTCTCTTGTTCCTAAATCTCCAATAAGTGCGTTTGATACACTAGGAGCCAATCTAATCATAAATGCTGTTTGTTTAGTTGTAGTAACTTCAACAGCAGTTTCTGCGTATGAGAAAATGTAACCACGATCTGAGTCAAAGCCGCCATCTGTAATAAACGCACTACCCCAGTGACTAATTAACGGAGTAATTGTTTGTGATATTAATATTACTCCTGTTCTATCAGCGTGTGTAGCAGCTACGGCTGCTGTATAACTTCTATTTGCGCCAGCTTGGAAGTTTGTAAATGTTGCACCTCTAGTTAGTCCTGTTAGTGTGTTATCTGTTCTTCCAGTAAACGTTATAATTTCGTTGTCAATGTAAATAGTACCAGCATATGGAAAGAAACTTCCGTCAAACAATTTAAGAGTAGTTTGACTATTAGTCATACCTGCTGCTAACTTCCCGCTTGGACCTTCGTTAGTAACTTCATAGCGTACAGGTAAGTTACCTGAGCGCATAAATGCTTCTGTGTTTATGTTTGAGTTACGCATTCTGTGTGCAAATACAAAGTTGCCGTTTGCGCCACGTAGCATGAAGTCAATAAAACCAGCACCATACCAACTGTACTGAATACCAATCATTTGCATTTTAGCAATATCAATATCGTATCCACTTGGGCCTGTGCCGTCTAGCCTATCTAAGTTAAAGTCTTTTTGCTTTACTTTTTTATCAGCTACTAAGTTAATCTTTGCACCTGTAATGTTTACTACGCCGCGCCAGTCCGGAGTAACTGTCATGCCAGTTTGACTATTAACATGCGATACAACATGTGTCATACCTTTAATAACAACTCTATCGCCAGCTTTTAGTTGATCTTGGAAACGTGTGTTTGTTCCTACAATTAAGTTATTATCAACAGTTAATGCAATTGTTCCTGCAAGCTGTCTTGTACCAGTACGCTGATTAACACTAACGTTAGTGCCATCGAATTCCCAGAAGATACCGTTTTGATCATCAAAGATACCTGAACGTACAGTAGCACCGTGCCAAGCTACAACACTCATTTGTGAGCCAAATCCTAGTACAGCAGTTGTTGCTCCTAGTCTACGTACTGCGCGAACTTTAAATGTGCGCTCGTCTACTACTTCCTCTACAGTATAATCAAACTTTGGAGGAACAGCAGTTTGTTCGCCACTATTAAATCCTGGTGTCTCTACACCTATAAGTCTAACTATGCCACCTGGTTGTACGCCATGATCGTTGTCATCTGTTACAATAGTAATTAACGAGTTAACTTCAACACCGTCTGCTGTAATACTGCGTATATCGTAACTTGGAGCAAACAATGCACCAGTTGTATACATAATACCTTTACCAGACTGATATCTAATATATTTTTTACTTTGACGTATTGCTTGTGCGCCGTGTTGTGGTCCGCCCGTTCCTAACATAACACCGCCATCAAATGGCCTGTGTACAAAGAAGCTATCTGGTCTTGGATATACTGCGCCTTGTATTACGTTGCTAGAAGTATCAATTGCTCCAACTGCTCTTGCTTGGAATCTTAAACTATTTACTGTAGGTATATTTGTAGCAATGTACGATCCTGCTGTTAAGTTGTGATTGTTGCCGGCAGCATCTGATGTAATAGTAGTAATAAATGAAGCTCCGGGTACTAATCCGTGTGCATTATCAAACGTAGCATCAATAATTGCAATAGCACTAAACGTAATACTTTGATTAATTGATATAGGTGCTGTTGTAGCTTCTGTCATAGTTATTGTTGATATTAAATCAAGGTTGGTGCCATAATTAGCTATTGCTGCATTGGGGGTTGTTCCCCCAATAGCGCCGGTGCCGGCATTAATATTTGATACAGTTAATACTATATCATTTGCAGGTGATGCGCCATCAAATGCTGTTCCTGGAAGAATAATTCTGTCGCCGAGTGCGTAGCCTGTGCCTAGAGCACTAGGTGTAACTGAATCATAAGATGTAAAGTTTTTGTTAATTTCAAATGTTGCGCCTGCACCTAAGATTGGCATGTTACTCGGAGATACTGCTGTGTATGGGCCGCCTGCTGTTGCTGCTGTGCCTGAGCTTGAAATGCCAGTAATTACACCAGTTGTTACAGCATCAATAGCAGTAACATTAATAGTAAGGTTGTTTGCAGGACTTGTACCCGACAGCACCACGCCGCCTACTGTTAATACTTGTCCAGCTCCATAGAAAGTACCGCCTGTATTTATAGATGTTGTGTAACCACTGCCCGAGATTGCAACATCAAAAGTTGCACCTGTACCAACTTTGTTTGCTGATACTACGGCGTAGTTGCTACCAGTTGTTGTACCAGAACCAGTTGCTGTGATAGCAGTAATATCTCCTGTTCCTCCAACGTTATCAATTGTAATCGTTAAATCATTTGCTGGAGTTGCGCCACCTAGTGAAGTACCTAGTATTACAAATGTCTCAGTAGGCTGATAATCACCGCCTGCTTGGGTAATTGATACAGCATAGTTACCGTTTGAAGCAGCAATGCCAAACACTGCTGATGTACCAGATGATCCAGCATATGTTCCAAGTCCTATTATTGATGTTGAAAAGCTAAGATTTACAAAAGGCGGAGTACCAGTAGCTGTTGATCCAGTTATTGCTCCACTTCCATCAACAGTATCAACAACAATATATAAATCATTAGCTGGTGATGTGCCTCCTATATCAGAACCTAGTATTTCAACCAAGTCAGCTACTACAAAACTTGCTGACGCATCAGTTGTGTCTAAACCAACACCAGTAATCGATATTGATGCAATAGCATCAGATGCGCCAACAGTGTCAATTGTTATTGTTGCATTATTTCCTGGTGTTACACCACCTAAGTTTTCACCTAGTATTGTAAATGTTTCATTCACTACAAAGTCTTGACCTGCTGTTGTAATAGTTGCAGTATATGCAGTTCCTGTTTTGGTTACAGCAAATTTTGCTCCGAAGCCTACGCTACCGGCATATGACATTGTTGGTGATGCAAATACAACTGTTCCAGATGATTGGGTAACTGAAGTATATGATCCTGCTGTGTACGCTAAGTCCCAACGTGCTCCAGTACCTGTGGGTGTATATGATCCTGGTATGCCAGTTAATGATAATGCGCCGTCCCAATGTACACCTGCGTGTGTTACAGTAAGTATTCCGCCATTAGCTGCAACAGAGGCTACAGTTATAACTATATCGTTAGTGACTGACAGGCCACCTAAAGTTATGCCGTCTAGTTTAAGTCTATCACCTATTTTATAAAGCGTGCCTGCTGCATTTACTGCAACAGTGTATGTGCGTCCTGCGTTCCCGTCGAGCGCAATATTAAATGTTGCATTGATACCGTTGTTAGTGTCGTTTGTCCCGCCGATGCCCGGATATGTCTTTTTGTTTGGTACTATAGCTGCTGTAAATGCATCTGTAACATCAATATAAGTTGCTGTTACGTTATTAATATAAGTTGCAGTGCCATCGCCTTTGTCTAGGGCTAAGTTAGGGACTATACCAGTAGTGTCTTCAAGATACACTCGAGTTCCTGCAATAGCAGTGTTATCAGTTACTATTGGAGTTAAGTAGGTGCCGCCGCCTGCACTAGTATCAATAATACTAGTTACCTGCGAGCCTGTTGGTATAGCTGCGTTAGTAAGTGGAGAACCAATTTCTGGGGCGCCCCCATCAAATGGTATAATTGTTTCGCCAGTTGCTATTCCTAATTGAGTAGTTATTGTTCCTGAGCTACCATTACTTACAACTGTAAATGTTGGATTACCAATTGTTGCTCCTGTGTAAAAACCAGCTTGTCTTAACTGTGTATATGTTGTAGATAATGTTGTTGGATTAACTGTACCAACTTTAGATTTTGCATAAAAAGTAAAGGTACTAGTTGTTGGGATTTCTACAATAACAAAGCTACCCTCGGCTCTTGCTGCACCATTAACACTATCTTCAAGTGCTTTAATAGTAATAGGAGTGCCTGCTGTAAAGCCATGTGGCCCTACTGTTGTAACAGTAATTAATGATTGACCAATGCCGTCGGTGCCTGCTGATGCGTCAGTTACTACGCTAACTACTTGAGTGTCAGTGCCTGGTACTTCGTATACACTTGGATATCCTCTAAGTGTTGCTATAGCTGCCCACTTAGTAGGCTGCAAGCCGTACTCAAAGTCAGCATCAAGCATTGATAATGGATTTGCTGCACGTGGACGTTCAATGGCATCTGTACCAAAGTCGTATGGTCTAGTAGTTACAACACTCTTTCCGTTTTCAATTTGTTCTACAAAAAGTTGTATGTCATCTGTACTGCTATGTGCGCTAGTATTATAATTTAATTTAATAGTAGTTATGCCGTCAGTAATTTGTAAAAATTTAGCAAAGTCTGGATCTTCAGTAACACTGTTAGTACTAATGGTTACTACGCCACCAGTAGTAATACTAGTAAAGTTATATATTACTTCACTTTTAGTACTATTAGTAATCAGCAGTATTTCGTCAATACTGTACTTGCCTTGGAACTTAACCGAACCAACACCTTCATTTACAAGCTTAGGCAGTGATAGTAAACCGTTTTGTATAGTGTCTACTGTGTTGAACGCTAGTGTGTTAATTTTTGCTGCTGGTCCAGATGTTACTGAATTTGTTACAGCACTTGAAAATGTATGTAATGATGTATCTGAACTGATGCCTACACTAGCAGTTACAGTAGTACTAGTTACCGATGTAATAGTAATTGGTGCGTAATAATACGGGTCTTTGCCTTTGGTGTTTGGGACACCTGATGCTCTTGGATACGGATGTAGCGTTGCGTTGCCATCAAGAGCACAAGTAAATGTTATGCCTGCAGGAGCAATATGTATTTCGTCTCCTACTTGAAGCGTATGACTGCCAATTGTTATTGTCATTTTTCCAGTAGTAGGAATGTATGTTGCGTCAGTTGGTGTAAATTGTGCTGTTGCTTCAGTTGCAGTACCTGATGTTGTTTGTACTACTTCAGTTTGCAGAGAAGTATAAGCTACTTGTGCTAGAATATTATTTTGGATTAATTGTCCAATCCAATAGTGTGCAACTAATTCAGGACCTCGAGATCCGTCGACTTGTGCAACAGTTTGATCCCAATAATATTTAATATTATTATAAGTTTTTTCATTTCCGCCATAACGTAAGTCATTTAAGTACGAGTCAAGTATATAGCCAACATCTCTTTCGCATTTTAGTACACTAGTATTTGTATAATTATAAAACGTATCCTGTGTAGCATTTGTTACAGAACTTATCCAAGTGTGGGTAGCAGTGTCAGTTGATACTCCAGCATCAACTGTAATATTTACATTTGCTGTAACTCCTGTAACTATTAATGCCTTACCGAGGAACGGAACAGCTCCAGCAGAGCTGTTAGTAAATGTTATTCCGCCTGCTGCAATAATAATTGCATCACCTATATTTAAATTGTGTGTGCCAATTGTTAATAATAATACTCCAGTAGTAGGAGTGTATACTGCTGCTGTTGGGGTATACTGCTGTGCAGTAGCAACCCTGTTAGCTATAAATGCACTCATTTCTTTCTGTATGAAAGATTTATTAGAGCTTATTAATCCGTAAGCATTTGGAAAACGACTATCGTTTGCCCCGATACCAGGTTTAAATACATAATTTTTTATCTGCGTCTTTGCCATGTTTTATAATCCAAATGCTATTGATAGTGATAGTGCGGTACTATCTACATATTGTTTGTTAGTTACAGCACTAGCAGTTGCAGGCAATGCTGCAATCGTAGCTGCTGTAAATATTGCTGTGTTAGGAGTTGTTGCTCCGATTACTGTGTTATTTATAGTAGTGTTAACTACTGGTAGGGTCGAACCGGTAAGTCCAATAGTGCCTATTGAATTGCCGTCTATCCTCACAAAAATTTTATTTGCTGCTGTAATATCTAAGTCAGTAGGAGAGCCAATACTTGTAATACCAAGACCGTCAATATTTAATGATCCGCCGACATATAAGTCACCAGCAATGCCAACGCCGCCAGCAACTGTAACTGCGCCAGTTAATGAACTACTTGCAGACGTTGTGTTAGTAACTGCTATACTACCATATAATCCAACTGGATCTAATACTGTTATAGTTCCATATATAGTGCCAGCAGCGTTACCGTAATATAATTGATCCGGTGCATCCGAGGCCATATTAAACGTAAGCCTACCAGATGATTTTCCTTGGGCAGCTGACCCAGTTGATGAATCACTGTGGCGCAACCCTTCGTTATATAAAGTTAGTGTTCCTACAACACTACTAAAAATACTAAACGTAAGTGTACTTAATGTTAGATCAATTGATTTAGATGTATTTCTATACATTGTTAGTGCAGGATTGTCAGTGCCGTTACCAACTACAGTTCTAAAGTCTCCATCTACTTCAGTAAACGTAAAGTCAGCAGCGGCTCCAGCTTCTGCTCCTTCGAGTATAAGTGATTTAGCAGTGATATTTCCTGATGGGTCTACAGCAAAGCTAGGGCTTTCAAACCCGCTTTTAGATTTTAAGGGTGCATTTACAATCGTCGACATATATTACATTACTCCATCCACTTGTATTTATCACTTAAAATATTTAACGAGTAAGCGTATTTTGGCAATGAAAGTACTGTGCAGTGTAAATAACCTTTACGCCATCGTTTCCAGTTATAGGTGTGTTTGCTTGTCCGCCCATGCCATTGTGATAAACACAATAATAGTGTAAGGTAGGTGTATTTGCAGCAACAACTATCTCAGTATATGCTCCTGCGGTTCCTGCGGTTCCGACTACAGTAACACCTGTAGTGTACTCAGTACCACTCTCATGAATGCCGTGCGGAGTTACTGAAAATCTTAGTGGGTGGTTACTGTTACTAGAATCTGATTGATCAAATTTATATGTGCTACCTTCTACTAGATTAAGAGTATCTTGCCGTAGTCCGTCTATAAAGTATTTATTACCCTGCGAAGTACTAACTACCGTAACAACATATGTTGGGGTTACAACCGGTGTTACAGCAGGACTTACTACAACTTCAACGTAGCTTTTGTTTACAGTAGCAGATACAGCAATCAACTCACGCACTGTATGATTTCTGGCATATACTACTATACTAGCAACATCGTCTGTTGCTGTTACTAATACTTTAATTATTTCTTTGTGTGTTGTATCAAGGTCTGATGATATAGTATATTCAACTGACGACATTTCTCCAACATAAAATCGATCTAATAATGTATCAGTATATACTTGTTTCCAGGGGCCATTATGACTTGTGCCTGAATTGTTTTTAAATAATACTGTATTTTTTAACCCGTCGGTTAAATACTTTGTAAGTCGTTGCATAGTAAACCCCTATCTTTGTAATATTTATCAATTAAGAAGCTTACCTTTCAATATCCAATTTGCACTAACACGCCTAGGTACTGTGCTAGTTATAGGACAATGGTCAATTCGACAATCAAAAAATAAAGCTGAATTTTCTTTATGTTTATATGTTGCATCTTTAAATTGTGTTCCACCGTCAGCATCATTAACATAATATAATAAACTATAATATCCTTCATCATACATATCTTGGTGCCATCCGGTGTTTTGCCCAGCTGTATAAAAGTTAACCATGCATCTATGAAGATACTCTAATTGAAATATATCTTTGTTTGCATCTAACCAATAGTCAAGTGCATATATTAGCGTATCAGTTCCATGCCAATTGTTTGTATTATTTGTTATGTTAAACGGTTGTGTGAAAAATGCTCCAGCACCATCTTTCCCACCAGAGCTAGGATAATTCCAGTTGACCATAGGATCTAGAAGTTGATTATTAACTTTTTTATGTAGCCACTCCGGCAAAAAATTATCAAACTGTTTCATTAGTTATTTACAGTCAATAATTTATTATACTCAGGCAAATACAAATACTCTATCTTACTATATGCTAACGTGTGTAGTGCATCAGTTAGTGTTTCAACTAAAGGCTCGCCGCCTAAGTTAAAGCTAGTATTAAAGATAATTGGACATCCTGTCTTTTCTTTAAACGCTTTAATAATATCATAGTAATGCGGATTCTGTTCATGTGTAACTGTTTGTATGCGGCAAGTTCCGTCAACATGAATAATAGCAGGGATCTTTTCAGCAATACCTGGTTGACAATTAACAGCATACATCATATGCGGACTGTCTTCCATACCACGTAAGTCAAACCATTCATGCGCATCTTCAGCTAGTATACTTCCTGCAAACGGTCTAAAGTATTCTCTACGTTTAATTTCGTTAACAAAGTCTTTTCCATCTTCAAATGTAGGATCAAACATTAAGCTCCTATTACCTAATGCACGTGGGCCTGCTTCAGAACGACCTTGGAAACATGCAACAATATGTTTGTTAGTCATTAAGTCAATTACACGTTGGTTATCTGCGTCTTCAATAGTTGCGTTATACTTGTTAGCTGCTTCAGTAATTTCATTGCTGGAATAACTACGTGGAGGACCCATATAAATGTCACGTCCGTTATTCTTTCTAATATCTTCGGTTAGCATGTAATGGCCAAGTAGTGCGGCGCCAATAGATGTGCCGCCATCATTTGAAATAGGTTCAACAAATAGTTCAATACCTTTGTCACGCAAGCGATCTAATAAAAAGTAATTAGCTACACAGTTAAGGGCATAGCCGCCTGAAAATACTACTTGTGTTTTGCCCGACAGTTTAACCGCTTTAAGTATAAGATTATACACTTGTTCCTGTGTTTCTTGTTGTGCAGCATATGCAAGATCTCTTCTATTTTGAAGTAAAGAAAGGTCGCCTTGTTGATCATGGTTAGTATCTAACTCGGGGTATGCTTTGGCGTTGACTAATGCTCCCCTAGGGTAGAACGAAACAAACATATTTCTATCTGATAGCATAACACCGTCTCCGTGCTCTACAAAAAACGGCGGTATATTTTTATTAGGCTCACCATAAGGAAATAATCCCATAGTTTTGCCTGCTTCAATTTCTTGAAAGCCTGCGTATTTTGTTGCTGCTTCGTATGTTTTAGTAATGCCTGCGGAACCAGAATGAACAGCAATATGAGTTCCTTCTTCTCCTAAGTGTTCGGAGGATGCATTATGATCAATATTTGTTAATATAGTGTCTTTACATGCACTATGCTTATATAGTGTTTTAAATGTCGAAGGGTAACTACAATCTATAATTGATTCTACTTCCCACATACTCATTTCCCACATTGAATCAGGACGGTGTTTTGGTTCATAATTGTACTCTATATCTTGTACTGAACCGCAGCCGTCAATGACTAAAGAAACTGCACTGTCAAATCCTGAACGATAAAACGAACATGCTGAATGTAGTTTGTGATGCTGATGACTAAGATCAATTACTTGAGGATGATTTTGTGGTTCTATACGTTGATCAATTAATCCTAGCTTCCGGGCCATTCCGGTGTATATGTTATCACCTGTAAATTCAATTTTTCCAGCTGCTTCTATAGACGTAGTATGTGCCATAAACATGTAATCTACTTTGTCAGTATATTCTAATACCTTTGTCATTGCAGCAAGCGGCGAGCCGTCGTACTTATTTCTACTGAGGCGTTCTTCTTCAATTGAAAATACTATTTCGCCGTTTTTTACAAGACATACTCCTGCATTGTGGCCTCGAGAAATGCCTAAAATCCAAAAATCTGGTCTACTCATGTACGTTGTCCTTAATTATCAGTTGTTTATTATTGCGCTTGCAATTTTCTTTATTTGGTTTTCGGTTAGTGCCATTGCTTGTTCATTTTGCCTGTTAGCATGTTCGTCTGAAGTAATACGTATAGGATTATATACCCGTTTGCTTTTATTAAAATCAAAAACTTTAAAATTCTTGTTTTCTGGATACGAAACATTTTCAGGATATGTTGAACCTAATACTACATACGAAGGTTTATCTATTGCATGTGTAACGTGTTGCCCTACAGAATCACAACCAATAAATGCATCTGCTGCGTCTAGTAAGCCAAACCATTTTCGTAGATCTATATTTTCTACAAAGAATACTTCTTCTTTAACTCCTAACTTTTGAAAGTCTACGTTAAATTCGTTCATTAGTAATACGCAATATCTATGTTCAATTAAGCGTATTAGTCGTGCAGCGTCAGCTATTGTAAACGACCTTCCTGAGTTGTCAATAGGTCCACTAGGTGCCTCTATAGCACCTAGTGTGATGCCTTTTCCAAATGGTTGAAAAATTATCAAAGGTTTGTTATTACGCTTACTTTTCATATCTGTAATAATACTAGTTGCAGTAACCTTTTCTTCATTACTTAAATGTATTGCTAAATTTGATAATTCTTTATCTAATGATCCATTAATAATTATATCAAACGCTTGAGAAATAGAACAGTGTTGATTATAATATTCCCATACACCGTACGGCTCAGGTACTATTAAATTTCGTTGTTGTATTTTATCTTTAAATAAATGCGCATGACCAACTGGATATGATCTAGCATGTAATTCTGGGTGCCCGGAAAATGCTTCGTATGCAAATTCTGAAAATATTATAAAATCATCTTGCGGATTATTTCTATGATATTTTTCTAATGCAGGAATAGCACAAATAACTCTGCCTATACCTCCATTTATATAAAATGCTGTATTTCTTTGATTAACTATTTCTTGTTTCATAAATGTAACTCGTTTAAATTTTCATTTTTTCCAAATAGGCCTTTAACAAATACATTAAAGGCTAAGCTTATTCTTGTTTTATCTGATTTATTAGGTGCTACTTCGTGCAGTAGTGTAGAAGGAAAATATATAATACCATTAGTACCAACAGGAATAGTCCAATTACGTGAGTTAGCTAAGTTATACTCTGAAACATCTATTGCTAGTGTCTCATTAGCAGTAATGTTTGTATTACTATTTGATGAAAACGTTATACTATCGGTTTCGTCAGTTTCTATATAATATACTCCGCTAATTATCGAATTAGAATGATTGTGCTTATGGTGTGCAGTTCCAGGTGGATTAATATTCAACCACGACTGTGTTAGATAAAAACTATGTTTTTTATCAATACACATTACTTCATTTATATACACATCTAAGCCATCAAGTATTCTTCTTTTTATTTCACTATAATGATCTAATTCTAAAATATTATGATTAGCTGAAGAAAAGTTTTGGGCTGTATTTAACGTCATTTCCGTTTGCTCGTTAGTTGTGTCATGTACGTTAGTATCACTATAGTGCGTATCATATAAAAATACAGGAGTGCCAAACAATAACATAGTATTCGATTGTGCCTTTGTTGGGTTGTATTCTATCATTGTTTCTTTTTCCCTCGTAATATCCAGTTTACACTAAGTCTTCTTGGAGATGTATTACGTATTGCTGCATGCCATTCTGTACACTTAAATAACAAAAATCTGTTTTCTTTGTGTTTAACAGAAGGATGGTCTTTAAACTCAGTGCCGCCGTCGCTGGCATTTACATAATACAATAATGAATACCAATCGTTATCTTTATCTTCGGGTATATCTTGGTGCCATCCTGTATTTTGACTAGCTGTATAAAAGTTTATTAAACATCGATCAACATAGCTAAGTTCAAATAAGTTTCTATTATCATAAAGCCAACAATCTAACGCATACACTAGCGATCCGCACTGTGAAAAGTCTTGCTTTACGTCATGTTGATATGGTATATGAGCCAACGATGCTTTATTAAGATCAGTATCAAGCCCGCCATATCCTGGAAAATGCCAATCTACAGTTGGTAATTCAAGCTCTTGACGACAGCGTTCATGCAGCCATGCTGGTAATGTATCATCACTTATTAATATCATTAGTACCATCAATTCTAATATTACCCGATACACTTATTCTATAGTCATCAGAAGTGTAAAACGGATACACACAGTGATGTAATGTTGAAGGAAACATTAGTATAGTTCCTTCCCAAGACTTATCTACGGGCAATGGTGTAGGACGCAAGCTTCCTAAGGCATCAGTATGAAAAAAGGTAAATTTTGATGTAGACGCTCCATCAGTGTCGACACCAGGGTCAGAACCTTGCCCTGATACTGGAGGGAAATAAGTTTCTTCTTCTTTTAAATCATATGGAATATTAATCCATATAACAAAGCTTAATACACCTGAATGATGATGTACTGGATTAAACTCATACTTTTTTTGTTTATTAACCCACATACTACTAAGATATAGTCTATATTTTTTGTTCTTTGCAGCTTCTTCAAAGGTACCAATATGTCCTGGGGTTCCTTCATCCCATTGTTGTGCCATAGCTTCTATAAACGGAGCCATATTAGGCACAACATGATTTAATGAATATTCTTCTTTCATGTGTCCTAATAGATTGTTATTGTATTTCTCACCATTTTCTTCTGTTATCTCACTAATAGCGTTTGATAATCCTTCAAAAAGGTCAAATGGTAACTTTGATTGCATTACTCCTGGAGTAACGAGAAAGTTCATTGACATTTTAGCTACTTCGTTTTCTGACATTTAATGTTCCTTGTTATTGTATATATGCTTCGATAACCAGTCGTAAGCACTAAGCTGGGTTTTTACAGCAGCTTTCCATTGTTTTATTTTGTTGCGTCTATCATACAAAAACTTGTCACATAGATCACGCATACTTATTTGTAAGCCTAATTCTTGCTTTGAAATATCTATCTCATTATATACATTGTAGTTCATGCCATTAGCTATACAAACAATACCTGCTTTTCCAGAATGTTTAAGTGTGGCTGTTTTCTTTATGTATAAGTCATTAAAGCCGCTTGAACTGTTTTCTAAGTTTGGATCATAAACTCTTGCTCTATTTTTATTCCAGTAATCAGAATCGCTTCTTATAGTTAATGTATAATGCAATGCAACAAATTGTGCAAAATTATGATAAAACTTTCTTGTGTGTGCATTATACACATCGCGATCAAATTGGTTAATTACAGGGCGATCTGCATGTCGACAAAATTCTAAAATAAACTCATGCACACTTAATAAGCCATTACTTTCTAAAGGTTCAATAAATGCAGCAGCTAATCCAATACCTAAAACATTCTTTACCCATGTACGCTCGTATATACCTGTCTTAAAGTTAATATTTCTAAAATTAAGATCGTCAGTAACCCTATTGGGGTTATGTAATGTCATTTTATCTGAATTAAGATGATCTTTAAATTCTTGTAGAGCGTCTTCGTCTGATATAAACTCATCTGAATATACATACCCTGTACCTATCCTAGACCAAAGTGGAATATTCCAAACCCAACCATTACTTAATGCAGTACAATTTGTATACACTTCTAATTCTTTTTCTTTATCAGTATACGGTACTTGCACAGCCCATGCTTTGTTATTTGGTAAAATATCACTATAAGATACAAACGGTTCTTCTAATGCTTTGCCTAATAGTAAACTTTCAAATCCAGTACAGTCTACATAAAGGTCTGCTTGTAACTCTGTACCGTCTTCGAGTATTATTTTAGATATGCCGTTGTCGTCAGTAGGTGCATCTTTAACTGTTCCTACTACGTGCTTAACACCTCGAGGTATGCAGTAACGATCTTTAAGATACTGTCCAAACAATAAAGAATCAAAATGGAAGGCTGTATTATAATCAAACCTGAAATCATCAAGGCCATTGTCTTCATTAGTTGATATTTTGTTTTCATTTACTAATGCCATTACAGGCCAAAAGTTTTCAGCAAAGTCACTAGAGTGTGTTTCGGGATAATACGCTTTTTTTAATGACCAATGATTATAATTAACGTCATCAGTTTCTATAGGGTCTCCAAAGGGGTAATGAAATCCACCATAGTCTTTATCATAAAAGTCAGTAAATTTAATACTAAGCTTATACGTACCGTTTGTATGTTGTAAGAAGTCCTTGTCGTCTATTCCAAGGTAGTTGGTCCAATCTCGGATAAATCCTAGTGTACTTTCACCTACACCTACTTTAGGAATATCAGCACTTTCTACTAGTGTAATATCTTTGTTAGGAAATTTCCTAACGAGGGTTGAAGCAGCCATCCATCCAGCTGAGCCTCCGCCAACTACTATTATACTATTAAATGCCATAAAAATGCCTCCGTTACTGTTATTTAAGTATAACAGTGATTGGAGGCATTGTCAAGTGGTTTTTACAGTGGTTCGCCTGTTTCTGGATGACGCGGAGTAGGTGCGTTTGATAGATTATCAAACTCTCCTGGTTCAGTTGTTCCTGGGCGCATTGGCCAGTCTATATCATGCAGTGTATCAATGTCAGCCCAAACTATTGTAGTTGGTAAGTCTCGAACAGCTTGTCTATAAGTTGCCCAAGTTGCTTTGACTGAGTCACTTAACGGCGAATCAGGCATTTGTGTCCAATCGCTGAGCATTAACAAGCTTTCTCTAGTACGAGTTAAAAATCGATCCTGTTTTTCAGCATCTGATAATGCTGTAACAACCCATTCTTGTGTAAATGTTCCGTCACCATTATCAGTAATGTCGCCTTCTTCAGTATCTGATCCTGTCATGCCATTAGCATAAGTAAGATCAGAATCTGCGATTCCTACATAACCAGCAGCAGCAAGTTCTTCTATAGTAAAGTCCCAAGTTCCCATTACTGCCATAATGTTATTAGCAACATACACGCCTGTGTCAGATGCATCTAGGGCACCATTTTCATCTATTTTTCTATATGTTATGTTTTGCATATCCATGTTTTATATGTCCTTTATCTATTATAAGTTGTGTGTGTTACAGCAAGGCCAGCATCTGCTGTCGCCCCACAAAATGCGTACTGTGCCAGGTCCGCCCCAGCCGCCTGCATTACCAGTACCGCCGCCGCCGCCGCCGCCGCCGTAGCAACCACCGCAACTATGACCGTTTTGATTTCCGTTTGACCATGGTTCGCCTGGCTTGCCACAGGTACCGCCTGAGCCGCCTTGGCCTCCGGCGCCTGTTTGGTGTGAGTAACCTGCGTTAGAACAGTGGCCGCAACTTGCTGGACTTGTAGCATAACAACACATTCCACATGCGCCAGTACCGCCACCACCACCAGTTCCGTGTGTTGAACTGTGGTGACTTGTACCAGATCCGCCGCCGCCGCCACAACCGCAATAGTTTGAAGTGGTGGAATTTGCTGGTGCAGCGCCACAATAGCCAGCAGCGCCTCCGCCTCCGCCGGCTGTACCAGGGTAAGCAATCATTCCGTAACTACCGCAACATGTGCCAGTGCCGTCTGTTACTGCGCCAATGGAATAACAACCGCCGTAGCAACCACAACAGCCACCACATGCATTCATTCCTGGCCAACATGAACATCCGCCGGTGGTACTATTCCAGCAGCCTGCGCGTCCAACTTGGATACAATAATTACTTCCAGGAGATACTGGAATATTATTAGCCCATACTCTACCGCCACCGTGTCCGCCACAAACAGCCCACTGATAGTTGCCGCCGCCTCCTGCGCCGCCTGCCATAACGTGTACCTTAGTTACACCAGCTGGTGCAGTCCAGCTATACGAGCATTGCCCGCCATTCTGACCGTATGCACCGTTATATTGTTGTTGTCCTAGTACTACAGAGAACTGAACTTGCTTACTAAATGCTTGGGTTCTATATACGCCTGCTGGCATGGCGGCGTTACGAACACCTAATGTAAAGTTATAAGTGTTAGTTGATGGACTTGGTGGACCTGCCCAGTTTAACAAACCTCCGTTAGTTAATGTTGGAGTAACACCCGAAGCACTTGCTAAGTTACCTAAAGTTGTTATAGACCATTCAGTTGGTGAGCCGGTTGCTGCAAACTGAATGTTACCATCAAATATCTCTACTGAACTGTTATTCAGTGTAATTGCTGGATAGCCGTTAGTTGTACTAACATTTATTACAACATCTACTTCATATACTTTATTATATTTTGTATCAGTAATATCTAATTTAAGTACTGATAGTGCAATCATACTAGACGCTGCACCTGTTAATGTGCCTGAGCTTGATATAGACAGTCCGTATTGGGCTCCGTCGCGCCAAGCAAATGTATAAACAGAGTCACCAAACGCACCAGTAACTGATAATGTTGTGTTTAGTGTTTCGTTAGCGTTTACAAAGTCAGGAAGAGGATCTCTGTCCAGAGACGCTCCTCCAGCTAAAACAAATCCGGTGCCATTACTTGTTAGTACCAGTCCGGAGTTCAACGTATTTGGATCTTCCAGTTGGTGGCCACTGCCTTTGTTTTTTGATAATCCTATAAATCTTCCCATTGTTGCTTCCTTTTATGCGTTAATTATATTTATATTTATGCTGCTGTTTCGATGCCAACAACAACCGCACTAACGGACGCTTGGCTCGAAAGCACAACAATTTTCTGTGTGGCAGCTAATACTATACCAGTACGTTCTAAAACGTTCTTAGCTAGTAAAACTGTCTCAAATTCTATATATTCTCCCACTAGTGGGGTATCAGCGTCTGCAATTGCTATGCTAATATTAGACGTTGCTGCGCCTCTATTGCATATTGTTACACTAGCAACAGTATATGTTGCTGCTGGGGTTAAGTACACTGTTGCGAGCGTTGCTGCGCTCATATCTTGTGCTGCTAATCTTCCTGTGGCCATGTTATCTATTCTCCATTATGATGATAAAAAGTAATTTAATGCAACTGGTGCACCTTTAATACCGCCAGTAAAATTAACTTTCTGTGTTATATTTATCTGTGCGTTAGTAGTTGTTGTTATTTCTTGTCCTGATATTTTTACGACTCCAGCTGTCATACTGTTTACATTAAGCTCACCTGCACCTCCACCAATCTGTGAAGCAATGTAAGTTTTAATTGCTTTTTGTGTTGGAACAATAGAATCACTATTAGCAGTAAATGTACCATCTACACTAAATTCAGTAATTGTTGCGCCTGTACCGCCAAGTGCAACTGCACCTAGTTGTAGTTCGTTTAGTCCAGTAATGTTAAACGCATCAGCGTTAAGTGTAGCTACACCAGTTGCCTGTTCTACGTTAAACAATCCGCCAACTCTAAAGTTACCATCTTGGTCAGTAGTTGTGTAGAATACTCTGCCACCTCCTCCAACAACAGTTTCGTTTGCTGGTATTGGTGCTGTTCCTGGTGCGCCTGGATAGTTAGTATTTGCAAAGTTACCTGTACCAACGTCTAGGAAATCGTGTCCTGTTAGACGTACTTGTGAATACCTAATACGTACTGATATAGCTGCATCATCTGCAGGTGCATCTGTAATAGTCATTGCAGGACTAATTTGGAACTGCGCTGAGTATGGTCCTGATCCAGTAGTGTTTCTAATAGCTACAAGCTTATAGTAATTACTATCGCCAGCAATAGTTAAGTTGGCGCCCGCTTGTGGAAGTGCTGTTACTCCACTTACATTAATAAGTGTTCCAGGTTGGAACATGTCTGCATAACCGTCACCAACTATTGTTGCTGCTGCTGTTGCAAATCCTGTACCTCTGTTAGTCCAAGTAGGCTGTGCTAATACACCGTTACCAATTCTAACAGTATGCGGAACATCTACAGTGTTACTTGGATCTGTAAGTGTCAATGTAGGTGCGCTGCTATACCCTACACCTGGATGCCATATTGTAACCAATGCAATTTTTCCATCTGCTACATATGCTCTGCCTTTAGCAGTACTTGCATATAAATTATCTGCAGGTGCAGTAAATGTTACTCTTGGTTCAATTGAATATGTAGTAGTTGCGTCAAGTACTGATTCTATAGCAACACCAGTTACATGGTCCCAGCCTGCACTGTCATCACTCATCTTTTTAACAGTTGCAACTTTTGTGCCGCTATTGTATGTGTCAACGTAAGCATATTGACCTGCGCCTGTGCCGTTTGTAATATATATTGCCATACCTACGTATGCTGCACTAAGTTTTACATCAGTGTTAGATATAGTAATTTGTGTTGCTGTGCCTTCTTGAGCAACGTTAGAGTTTTTAACATACCCTGCTCCGCCTTTGTTAGCAGCAGGATCAGTAAGTCTAACTTCAAACACACCGCCGTTTACAACAACTGGGCTGTTAATAGCTGCACTATAACCTTCGCCTGAAGGTGTTATAGTTGTGCCGCCTGCTGTATATCCAACACCTGCGTTTGTATATTCAATAATAAGAATGTTATTATCGTCTGTTAATACGTGTTTTGAGAACGCTTCTAAAGCAAAGTTATCAACATTACCAGTTACTGGTACTTCTGTTGCATCAACGCCTTCAGCAACAGTACCAAACGTACCATATGAACTGTTACCGTTTGTTGCACGAATCTTGCCGCCATTTTCTGCTAAGTAGCCGATGTGGCCGTAGTATGAGAACACACTAACAAGTTCTGCTCTTCCTAAGTTAGTAACCCAGCAACCAATTCCGTCACTAATGATTTGCGTAAAGTCGTTTGCAACAATACTGTCGTTGCCTCCGGCATGTAAGTCGCCGTCTATCTTTAGACCAACACAGCCAGTACCAAATGTAGTTACGTTTTGTACATATGGAGATTTGTTTGCAATCCAAGCGCCTGTATGTGCAGTTCCCCAACCTGGGTCTAAACTTACAAATGCTCCTGCACTTGGACGTTTAGTTCCAAATGCGTTGTTAGAACCAAGTGTTCCTGTTAGTCCTGATATTGTACAGTTACGTAAGCCTGTTCCGTTGCGCATGTAGAACATATCTTCAAGTGCTGAACCGTATACTGAGTTAGCATATAACCGTGCAGCTAATAATGACTTGTAATTACCTGTGTAAATTAAATCCCATTGTATAGCATCTAAGTAGCTATTAACATCTCTTGAGCATGCTGCAATACTATAAGTGTAAGAAGGATGTTGATCTGCAACATATGCATGAACTTCAGCTACTAAGAACGCTCTGTTTGCTTCAATAGTTTCTACAGCATATGTATAACCAGTTGTGGAGTTTGCATCGTTTGTTCCATAAGTTACAGGAACAGTCGAATCTCCCGATACTCCATTTACACGGTAGTCAGTATAATCATAAATCTGTGTCCAAAGGTTAGCTGCAAATGCTCCTGCTGCTGCGCTGCCTGCTGGAGAAGTTGTTACTTGAGTTAATGCGTTTCCTGTTGTTTTAGTTACAGCAGAGTTAGTAACAATGTCACTTGTAATAACTGCCATTCTAGCATATACATCTAACGAGATAGTTGTGTCTCCTACTGCTGTTACGCTACCAGCTGGAGTTATTCTTGTTGAACGTAGTTCGTCTCCTACAACTGCTGTATTTTCAGGGACAACAATTGGAAGTATTTCTGCAAAGCTTCCTGTTTTAACAAATATAGTGTGCTGTGGCATAACTATAGCTGGTACAGCCGTTGTGTTTCCTGCTGTAAGTGCCGAAGTAACTATGCCTATTAGTGTAGTTACTACTGTTGTTGCATCTGATTCTTCAGTAAGAGTAGCGTCAGTAAATCGAGCTAAACTACCGCGTACTGTTGTCGGAGCAAGATTAGACATAACTGCGTCTGCAAGTGTAATAATGTATGCAAGTCCTGCAGCAGTTGCAGCTGGTGAAGCATTTACTCCGCCAATGTAAGTAGTGCCGTCGGCTGCATAATATGCCTTTGCTGCTTGTACTGAACGCTGATTGCCACCATGTGATAAATCCCATATAACTGCGTCAAGCACTTGTCCAGCATCTCTACGACATGTTGCTTGTACATAAGAAAGACTTACTGCTGATGTTCCTGTAGCATCTGCTAGAGCAAATAATGCACCGCCGTTGGTTTCTGAAACTGTAAATGTAGTTGCGTTAATAATAGTTTTTACAAAGTATTCTGTTCCTGCAACAATGTTTCCAAAAGTAGTGCCTGCAAACTTAATTGCCACATTTGGTGCTAGCCAACTTGTACTAGTTACAGTAATAGCATCTGTTGATGCAGTTGTAGCTGTAGCAGTATCGGTATAAGTAGCTTCAATATATTCAATTACTTCATCTTGGATGAAGTGTCTGTTTCTTTGCAATAATGTTTTAGCGTTAAAACGTATTGCTCCAGCTTGTACTTGTTGTGTTGCGTGTTGCAAAGTTTTCCAAGGACGATCAATTGTTACACCACGGTTAGGTGCTTTGCCGTCGACGCCAGCAGATCCTTCAACATAAAATATATTATTAAGTTGTCCAAGGTATGCCCATTCTGGAGCATTTCCTGCTGCATTTACTCGTAAGCCTTGTCCCTCTGTGCCAACTGGCAATCTTGTTGCGCCAGCGCCGCCATAGTAAACAATATCGCCTGCTGTGGTTAAGTTTCCTGATTCTGCGCCAGCGTTGACTAAATTCCATTCGCTGCCGTCTGTATCTTGATCTGGTCTGTTTTGTAATGTAACTTGGTCTGAAGCATGTTTAAGTACACAAATGTAACTGTTAACACCGTGTCCTACAACATCACCTAAATCATATTCTGTTGCGTTGGCCCAAGCACCTTTCCATTCAAAACCTTCGTTAAGTCTCTGCCAGTATGTTGCACTTGGTGGATGTTGTGATGCATGCTTTAGAATACATAGATACGTATAACCGCCTACTCGAGCTACATCTCCTTCGATATATTCTAAGTCAGATGCATTGGTGTCATAGTCGCCTACGTAACGAAATCCAGTTGTAAACAAGTCCCAAGCTGCTGCGTTATCGCTTGGCTTTAAACCAATGTTGTTTGTAATTGAAACATAACTATAACCGCCATATGTTACAAAGTCACCTGGTTGATAAGCTGTGCCTACTGCCCAACCATCTTCAAATTCTAAACCTTCAACAAACTGTGCCCAATTAGATTCGTCTGCTGCTAAATTAGTTGCACTACTTGTGTGTTGTGTAGTACAAATCCAAATGCCGCCGCCGTATTTTACAACGTCATTAATTCTGTAACGTGTGTTTATTGCGTGGGTAGACCTATATTCGATGCCTTTATGTAGATAATCAAACTTGGCTTGATCTGCTTCTAAACCTAATGAAGGAGTCGCAGCACTAGTATGGCCTGTATTAACAGTATATAATGTGCCGCCGTAGCGTACAATATCATTTTTTCTATAGCGAGTATTAATTGCCCAAATACCAGTCCAGTAAAATCCTTCTGAAAAGATCTGCCACTTAGCTTGGTCTGCTTCTAACCCTAATGTAATATTTGCTGCTGAAGTATGCTGTGTAATACAAATATAAACAGTGCCGTTATATTTTGCTATGTCGTTAACTTTATAGCGTGTAGCAACAGCCCAGTCTGTTTTATAATCAAAGCCTTCTGCATATAAGTCCCAAGAAGATTGATCTGTTTCTAGACCTAATGTAGCTGTACTTGCACTTGTATGTTCTGCATTAGCAACATATAGATAGCCGCCATACTTAACAATATCATTAATTTTGTATAATGTGTTTGTAGTCCAAGCACTTTTCCAAGCAGTACCGTCTGAAATCTTATTCCAGTAAGTTGTCTGTGCTGAAGAAAACAATGTTGGGGCTTGATGGCCTTTGATACATACGTATGTGTTTCCTCCATTACGTACAATGTCGTCCTTGTAGTAGACTGTAGTGGAAGCCCAATCGTTCTTCCATATAAATCTAATTCTACCTAATTTAAACTCTGCCATTTAAAACTCCGCTCTATTTAATATATTTATCATTACTGTACCTTATGTCTTACTTGTTGCTCAGGTAGAATTGATGTGCTAAGTAGTCACCATCAATACCCTTTGTCATGTTTACATCTACAGGAATAATTATTTCAAGACCAGAGTCTGATGAAATTGTATTACCTGTTGTTCTTATTTGACCTGCTACTAATGTATTTGTTAATGCATCTGACGAGCCGCCTGATATCTTACTCTCTAAGTACGATATAATAGCTGCTTGTGTAGGAACAATATTATTAGAGTTAGCAACAAACGTTGCTTCTTTACTAAATTCTCTAATAACAACTGCTGAGCCGCCTATTTGAATAGCACCTAAACTAAGTTCTTCTAATCCTGATAACTCAAAGAAATCAGCATTAATAGATACAACACCAGTCGACTGTTCAACTGCAAATAGTTCACCTACCCTAAAGTTACCGTCTTGGTCTGTACTTGTATAAAATACTCTTGCGCCGTCAAACTCTGTAACTTCATTAAATGGCTCTGGTGAATTGCCAGCATACCCTTCAAGATATAAATCAGGATAATCTGTAGTAGGTTTGTTTCCAGTACCTACATCTAAGAAGTCGTGTCCTGTTACTCTTACCTGTGAATACTTTTCTCGTATAATAAGTGTTTCAAGATGCTCAGGTGTATTTTGATTTGTTACCAGCGGGCTAATTTCAATAGATACATTAAAGTTAGGCGATGAACCCGACTGCGCAGTAACCTTTGTTAGTCTGTAGTTAACATCATCAATTCCATTAATAACAACGTTGTCGCCTGGAGATGGTACTACTGAAACATTTTTAAGATTTATCGCTTTGCCTGTTTGATATATATCTGCAAATCCATCGCCTGTTACTGATGCTGTTGCTGTAACGTAACCTTCGCCTCTATTTGTAAATAGTGGAGTTAATACACCGTCGTTTAATCTTGTAGCGTGTTGGGCATTTAATGTTGCATTTGAGTCAGTTAGCGTTACTGTTGGCGTTGAGGTATAATTACTTCCAACATTATACATAACAAATTTTGATACTCTAGAATTTCCTATTAACACTCTAGCCATTGCTGTTGCACCAAGTTGCACTGTGTTCCATGTAGCTCCAGCTGATACAGCAATCCAGTTTTTAGTAAGTGGCATATATTCTAATTCACTAGCAAATGCTAAGGTATCTAATGTATACACTGTACTGTCTAAATTATATGTTGTCCAAACTTTTCCATCTTGTGACTTTGCAAGCTTATTAGTATTTCCTGATGCAACAAATACGCCTGCTCCATATGATACAGTATAAAATTGATCAGCGTCTACAATTTCATTTTCGTACCACGTAATACCATCTAAGCTATATACTACTTTGTTATCTGTGCCTATTGCAACAAACTTTCCATCACCGTATACTACAGAAGTCCATGTACTTGCTGTTAGGGCAGATGCTGTTGTAGTCCAAGTTGCGCCATGGTCAGTAGAGTATGCAACATTTCCGTTGTCATTAACAATAATAAATTTGCCATTGCCTGCTACAGGCATGCCAGCAATACCAGTTGCTGCTGCCCAAGTAGCGCCATGATTAGATGAATAACTAACTGCGCCATTAGCTAATACTAGTATCACTTTGCCTGCGCCGTCTGTTGCTACGCCTGTGTAGTTTGCTGCTGCTGCGCTTGATTCAGCAAAAGTAGTCATATCAGCTAATGTTGTTTTATAATAATATGTACTATTACCAACAACTACAAACACAGAGCCAGTCCATACTGCTCCTAATGCTGATGTAGATGCTCTAAGTGCAGTTGCATTCTGTGTATATGTTGCGCCACCGTTTGTACTATATGCGTGTGCTTGTCCAAGATTAACCGGAACTACTAGTACGTTTTGTGCGCTATCAGAAGTTATAAATTTGTACGAATTTGCTGCCAGCCCAGTAACTTTAGTTGCTGCGCTGTACGTTGGCTCAGAGATGTTAACTGCTGGTTCAAGACTATATCGTGTTGTACTGTCTAGTGAAGCGGCAATTGGATAGCCTGGTGATAAATGATCCCATCCTTCAGAATCATCTGACTCCCTAGTAAGTGTTGCAATTTTAGATGTTGCATCATAATCTGTAATATAAGCATATTGTCCTGCTCCTGTTCCACTAACAATAACAATACGTAATCCTGTGTATAATTCTTTAGTACCACTAGTATCCGACGCTGCTAATGTAATTCCTAATGCAGTGCCTGTCTGTGCGCTGTTTAACAAATACTGATAGTTTGAGCCGCCAGGTAGACTAGAGTCATCTGGGTCTATTAATCTAATTTGACTTATTGCATTTTGTCTAAATTCGTCGTGTGTAACACTTCCATTAATCCCTGTTCCTGTAATAGTTGTAGTTGCAGTAGTATGGGTTTGTCCAGCATGTGTGTAGCCAATTGCTAATAATTTATTACTATCTGTAACAACTTCATGTATTTCTGCTTCTTTTGTTTGATTATCTATCTGTGCCGTAATTGGTGTTTCGAATTGACTGTAACCTTCAGCTCTACATCCAAAATCACCGTAGGAGTTGTTTCCGTTTGTTGCTCTTAAAATTCCTCCATTTGTAGCATAATAACCTACGTGACAGAAGTAAGTGAACACACTAACAAGTTCTGATCTGCCTGCTTCGTTTGCCCAATAGCCAATTCCGTCGCTTATTATTTGCGTAAAGTCGTTAGCAACAATAGATTTGTTACCACTGCTATGAAGTGTTCCATCTATTTTCATACCTATACAACCTGTACCAAATGTTGATACATTTTGCACGTATGGAGATTTATTAGTAATCCATACTGTTGCATCTGTTGGGCCAGTACCCGGATCAAGACTTACAAATGCGCCAGCAGTCGGAGTTTTTGTTCCGTTTATATTAGCACCTCCCAATGTGCCGGATAATCCTTGCAATGTCATATTTCTAATACCCGCACCGTTGTTAACATAGAACATGTTTTTTAATTCTTCACCAGCTGCTGCTTGTATTACTGTACTTCTTAATTCGTCTCCAATTACAGCACAGTTTCTTGGAACCTTTATTGGTAATAGTTCTTCGTATACACCTGTTTTAACAAAAATAGTAGAGTTATTACTAGTAGTAACAAATTTTAATACTTTTCCTGCTACTGTAGTAGATTCATCTTTGAGAGCAGCTAAATTTGCGTTTATGTAAGCAATTACACGACTAACTGCTAATCTTTGTGCTGCTGTAACTGTTCCTCCAGTAATGTATGTGCTCATTACTGTTGCGTCGGCAGCATCAATTGCTCCGCCATTTCCTGATAAATCGCCATACTTTCGTGTAGTAGTAGAGTCAGTTGACTCTAAGAAAGTTTCCATTGTAGGAGCAGCAGTTAAGCTAGTACTTGCTGCAAGTTGTGTTAGTGCAGCAGTAATAGTATCACTAGCAGCATCTGAACCTCTATTCCAAGTGTATGTGTCAGCACCAAATGCATTAACTTGGTCGCATGCATATTTCACTGTTCTCCATGGTGCGTTTATTGATTTTCCTAAAAGGGGAAGATCAACACCTTCAGTACTTACGTAATATACATTAGGTACTTGTTCAAATGTTGCCCAGTCTGTTGCAGTTCCAGTAGAAGCTATAACAGCGCCGCTAGGTCCTACTGGTAATCTTTCAGTAGCAGAATTAAACGTTCTTAAGTCGCCTCTATATCGAAGTACGTTACTAGATGTGCCTTGTATTAATATGCTCCAAAAAGCTGTATCTGTAACTACTTGACTGTCTGATAAATGTCTGTCAATACAAATATAAGCTGTTCCTGCATATGTTACAACATCGCCTAGTATGTATTCCTGGCCAGTAAGCCATTCTGTTTTAAAATTACGGCCTGTAACTAATACTTGCCATTTAGGCGCAAGTGTATCTGGTCTAATGTTTGTATTGTCTTGTATTGCGATATAAAGATAACCGCCTTCTCTTATAACATCACCAGTTTTATACTCTGCGCCTGCACTGTATTCGCCCAAGTGTCTATACCCTGCAACTAGTAGTTCCCAATCTCCGGTGTTTTGTGCTATACCATTAACGCTAGGCACACTAGCTGTGTTATTTGTTAATGCTGTATAAGAATATCCGCCATATACAACAATGTCTCCTGCATTGTATTCAGTAGCAGTATCCCAAATTGCTTCAAATTCTAATCCTGGAACCCAAATTGCCCAATTAGCTTCGTCTGCTCTTAATGTTGTAGTTGCTGTATGTCCTGCAGATGCTCTCCATAACGAGCCACCTGATTTAACAATATCATATTTTTTATAACGTACTGCTGTAGTCCAGTCCCCTTTGTACTCAATACCTTCTACAACTATTTCCCACTTAGCTTGGTCAGCTTCTAATCCCAATGCATCAGTTGCAGCAGTTCTGTGCTTAGTGATACACCTGTAAGTAATTGCTCCGTACCTAATAACATCGCCAACTGTGTGGTCAAAGTTTACTATCCAATTTATGCGCCAGCTGTCAGATACAGCTACAACTGTCCACTTAGATTGGTCAGCTTCTAATCCTTCTAGGGGTGTAGATTTAGACACATGCTTTGTTGAACATATATAAGTAATACCGTTATATCTAACAACATCACCTAAATTATAATAATATAGATATGTCCATTCGTTTAACCAATTATACGTTGTTGCAACAATTGACCAATATGTAATATCTGCCGGAAGTTCTAACGTTGTTAAGTTAGTCGAAGTGTGTGCTGCTGTACAACGATAAAGATAGCCGTTAAATTTTACAATTTGTCCTACAGTATAGTAAGTTGAAACAAGCCAGTCACTTTTCCATTCGCGGCCGTCAAACATTAATGTCCATTTTGGCTGGGCATGTAGTAAGTCCTGTTCGTAGGCGCTTGCGTCTGCTGTGTGTCCAATTAGACAAACATATGCTTTTCCGTTATAATATACAATATCATCTTTAGTATAAACAGTCAAAGCGACCCAGTCACTTCTCCATCTAAATCTAATCCTGTCTAAATTAAAATCTGCCATTGTGTTCTCTCTTATAATCCGTTAGATGATGAGTTTTCATCATATACAAAGTTGTGGTTTACTCTTGCTACTAGTTCGCCTTCGTCGTTAACATAGTAAGATATATTTCTGTCGTCCCAGCGGAACTGTTCATAATTTAAATTTGTATGAACTAAATTATGATCTACGTTCCTACCTTCATAAAAATCTTGTCCTTGCTCAAAACTAGGATAGTTTTGAATAGGGTCGCCTGGGTTATTAACTGTTATAGTATCTGTTGTTTTCATTTGGTCGGCTTTACCAATAAATAATTCGCCATCGTCTGTTCTGCGCAATCCATAGAAAAATCTATCTTGTATTGCTCCAGTCATCTCGCCTGGCCCTAATCCTGTGTAACTTGACATATCAATAATCCTTATACAATATCTACGTAGCTTATTACTACATCTAATGCAGCATCTTGGTCAGCTACTACATATAATTCGTTTGACGGTGCAAGTATTAGTTTCTCGCCGCCGGATAATACTTTTAAACTACTGTTAGGAGGCACCGCAGTATCCTTTAATAAGTATCCGATAACACTATCATCTGCCTTAACTAGTACACTTGCATACACTACAAAATCTGTTAGATTTGCCATGTTCAGGCCGACTATAGTTGAACGTGTAGATGCATCAGTCTCTAATGCAATAATCTGCGCTAGACCTACTTCTCTTATTATTTTGTTTTTAAATTGCGTTGCCATGTTTTTTTATCCTAATGTCAGTATGTATTCAATTGCTAAATCTTCTGCTGCTGCAAAACTAATCGAACCTGTTGCTCCTGCAACAGATACCCAACTAAATCCGTCCCAAATTTCCATATACCGTTGTTCTGTATTATAACGTGTCATTCCAGTTTCGCGATATGCAGATGCTGGTCGCTGCACATTGTTACCTACTGGAACAACAAATCCGTTTGATCCTTCAATTTTAAAATAGCCGCTACCTTCTTGTTGAAAGTTTAAAATTCCGTTTACTTCAGTGTTTGTTATAGTCGAATCTTTAAATGCAATATTATCTATTATAACTGATCCTGTTCCATTTGCACTAAGAAGTAGATCAGTGTCAGCTGTTTCAGTTGTTATTGTATTACCGTCAATGGAAATATGGTCAACTTCGATTCTTGGAGTTTCTAATTTATTTGCATCAATTGTTGTTACAACACTGTTACTTATGTAAAATCTAATAGTGTTATCATTTGATCCGGGAGTTAATTCTGCTGTAATGCGTGTATCTAAATCTAAGTCGTATACACCATTTATTGACATCCAGTTACCATCGTAACCTTCAAACAAACTAGTTTCAGTATTATAACGAATCATACCAGTTGCTGGCGTAGGACGACTTGCTGTATTACCTTTTGGAAGTTGTAATGCACTAGTTGAATTAATTCTAACTGTGCCGCTGTTTGCGTTTAGTATGATGTCGCCACTAAGACTTGAAACAGTATTTCCACTAATACGTAAGTTACCAGTATCAATTTTATCACCAGTGATAGTAGTTTGACTTGATCCAGTAGTAATTGTAACTCCACTAGATGTATTAATGTTAAACGTTGAACTTGCAAAGTCTACTGTACCATCTGCTTGGTTAACATAAAATAGATCACCTACTCTAAAATCACCTTTGTGATCTACTGAGCTGTATCTAATTTTAGCATTGTTTGTTTCAACGACTTCGTTTGCCTGTATTGCATCGCCGTTGTCATTATCAAATTCTTTTCCAGCACCAACGTATGCCAAATTCTGACTTATTAAATACATTAATACGCCAGGACCGTCACCAACTACTCCGTAGTTGCCGTATACACAAGCACTTGATACTGATCGAATTTCAGCGCCAAATTCTGTTTGGTCAGCTAGTGTAATATAATTTGCTGTAGCACCATTACTAAATCTTATGTCTTGTGCTGCAAGTGTATCGTCAATTATAGTAGATGATCCGTCAGCAGCATTATTAAAATGTAGCATTAACTTAGTATAACTATCACTTGCTAATTCTGATGTAGGTGCAACAAAGTTAGCATCAAATCGTGCTAGACCTTTTGTTACTCTAAACTCGTCAATACGTCCGTTATAAAAACTTGCGCCTTCCCAAGTTGCTCCTATTACTAAAGGTTTAGCAGATCCATAATCCGTTGCAGCTACCCAAGGTGTTCCTTGGCTTGTACCGTTTACAAATAGTTTTGTAGTTCCTGCACTGCGACTAACTGCAATATGGTACCATGTGTTAACTAATAAAGTAGGCCCATTTATTCTGTCAGCATTATATGAATAATATTTAAGTTGTGCGCTACTATTAACATATAGGACAGGAGCAACGTCTGTTGCTGCTCCGCCTCTAAAGTCAAATAAGTAATTAGTTACTCCTACATTTGTAATATAGAACCAACCGTCAATAGCGTAATTGCTTGTGCCGAACCCAAAGTCGTTGTTTGCAGCTACACTTAGGTAGTCAGTTGCGCCGTCAAGTTCTAAACTACTTGTTCCAAACTTTTTAATTCCTGTATCAGTTGTTGGTGTGCCTGATTTAACTATAGTTTTGCCGCCTCTGTTAGCAGCAGTTACTAATCCTGTTAAGTTGCCGTCTACATAAAACTTACCATCTGCGTCGGTGCCATTAATAGTACCTGTTGCAAGAACTGTTACTCCGTCTGTATCGTAATAGCTAAATGTATTTGTATCTACAATGCTACCTGTTAATCCGTCAACTCTAATCCCTGTTTGTCCTGTTCCACGTAAGCCAGTGGCGCCGTCCACGGCATAAATTCCTCTGTTAGCAAAGTATGTAAAGCTATTAAGCCATTCTACTCTTGCTCCGTTTGTTGCAGTAAGTGCATCAACTCCCGGAGTAATAAATGTTACTCCGTTGAATAACATAGTCGCTTCTAGTGAAGTTGAGCTTGCAACTGCACCGTCTATGTATGCTCCTTTGCCTGCGTCACCTTGGGCAAACCCTCTTGGGTCTGCTGCGCTTGTCACACTGCCTTGAGTAATAACAGTTACGTTTCTAATATAAGGAGATCTATTGTTTCCTGCAACTGTAAATCCAGTAGCAAGTTTAAATGCGTATCCTGTGTAATATCCTGAGATAGTTAAATCTTCAATTGATGTTCCGCCATTTAGCAGGAATGCATCATTACTATTTGTTCCTGCTGTTGGTGTAATATTAACGCCGCGGATACTGTGTCCTTTGACAGTTACACCTGTCGGAACAGTCATTGGAAATATTTCTTGATATACGCCTGGATAAATGTGTATTGTATCGCCAGTAGTTGCTTGACTCAGTGCATGCTTAATTGTTCCAAATGGATCATTAGGATGATCGCCTGAGTAACTATCTAATCCGTTTTCAGAAACATAATATATGTTTCCTTGGCGCAATGCAAGATCAACGCCATCTACTGTAAGTGCTGTTGTAGTAACTGTTCCAGCAAAGAAGTTTTGTGTTCTAACATCTGCCCAGTTTTTAGCAACACTACCTAAAGTAAATGTATCATTAATGTCTGGAATAATATTTGAATTTACTTCTGCGTTAAATACTATATTGTCAGTATCAGCATCACCTATTGTAATGTTGCCATCAGCAGTGATATTACCAGTTGCAACTATGTTACCTGTTACATTAGTATTTCCAAATATTTCTACAGTGCCAGTGCCGTTAGGATTGAATTCAATATTTGTATTAGTATCATTTGTACTAATAACGTTATTTTCTAAAGTAAAACTATCAACAATTAATTTATTTTGATATACTACGTTATCAGCAGCACCTAACGTAAGTGTTGGTTCTGATGTTGAAATTGTAGTGCCAGAAATAGTAACGTTGCCAATAGTAGCACTTGTACTAACTTCTAATTGCGGTGAACGGGTTGTGCCAACTACGTCTAAATCGTATTGGGGAGTAGCATTGTTAATGCCGATGCGATTATTATTAACATCTAGATATAGTAAATCGTTCTCAAAAGCTAAGTTAACCCCTTCACGAAGTAGGTTTGCTTTTAAGAGCGGACCACTAATGCGACCAATAGCCATCTCTTCTCCTTATACGGGGATCCTGTCCCTCTAGCCTAGTTCTCATCCCCTAAGGGCTCTTTGTCGGTTAACCACAGTTTGACCCTGCATTGCAATGGTCATTGCGCTGCATTAATAGTATTTATCGTTTCTGGAGATTAACCTAGTACAAGGATGTATAGATTAGTTAAATCTTGTAAAATATCTTCTGTAACTTCTGAACCTTCACCTGCTGCACGTTGCCATGCGCCTGCTGCGGCATTGTCAGCATTATCATTATACACTTCCATAAATCCTAAGTTTTCACCAAGCTCATTATTATATCTAGTTTCTCCTGTTACCGGAGTACTATTACGTGCAGCGTTGTTTCCAAAAGGAATAACTAAACCGGCAGTAGTATCAAACTTAACATATCCAAGACCAGTCGAAGCAACAGTTAATAAGTTGTTACTAGAGTTAGAAAAATTATTTTCTTTTATGTTGACATCAAAAATATCAACTACGTTTGCAGCAGTTGTTCTTCTAAGTTCTAAATCTGAATTCGATAATGTTGTAGTTATTGCGTTATTATCAAATAGTATATCGCCATCGGATAATCCGTGTAAGTTAGTACTGTTGCTATCTATTGTACCAACTACAGCACCGCCTGCTTTAAATACTATTGTGTTATTAGTATTATGTGCATACACACCTTCTTGTCTATCAGTTGAATATATTCCGCCAAAACTTATACCACCAGTTGAATAACTTTCAAACAAGTTTCCGTCAGTGTTGTATCTAATATCGCCTGCTAGATTATTACGCTGTACATCTGTACCGCGGCTAACTACTAGTCCTGTGTTAGCTGTTGTATCAAATATTTCAGATGCTGGACTTAGATTTAAATCACCGTCTATAGTAGTAACCGTGTTTCCAGTAAGTCTAACATTTCCAGAATCAACTCTCACACCGTCTATATATCCTATATCTGTTCCGTTATTTACTGATATGTTGCCAATGCCACTAAAGTCAAGTGTACTTGCATCAATTGATACTTCACCTGTGTCAAAGTCTATAAAGAATAAGTCCCCTACCCTAAATGTTCCTTTAGAGTCTGTAGAAGTATAAACAATATTACCGGAATTTAATTCACTTATTTCTTGACTTTGTACTGTAAGTGTGTTATCATTACTTGAGTTCTTGCCTGTGCCAATATAAGCAAAGTTATGCCCTTGTAAGAATATTAATGTATTAGCACCGTCTGCCACTGCTCCGTAGTTGCCGTAAATATTTGCCGATCCAATTGCACGAACTTCTGCTCCGTAACGAGTAGAGGTGTCTGGCATTACTTTACCAGTTGATCCACGGGTTGCGTACAATCCTCTGTTAGCAAAGTATATAAAACAATTAAGCCATTCTACTCTAACACCATTGGTCATTGTAATGCAATCAACGCCAGGAGTAATAAATGTACAACTGTGGAACAACATACTTGCTTCTAAACTTGCACTATCTAATACTGCGCCATCTATAAGTGCGCCCTTTCCTGCATCACCTTGTGCAAAGCCTCTTGGGTCACTTGCACTTACTACACTACCTTTAGTAATAACTGTAATATTTCTAAAGTACGGACTGCGTGTGTTTATTAAACCATTAGCAGTGAAACTAAATGCATACCCTGTGTAAAAGTCTCTAATAGTAATATTTTCGATAGTTACATCGTCTTCTACTAAAAATGCATTATTACTTTGTGTAGCAACTGTTGGTTTAATTATTACGTTTCTTAAATCTTCGCCCATAATAGTAACGTGCGAAGGAACAGTTAATGGAAATTCTTCTTCGTACTCTCCCGGAAACACATGAATAACTGTTGGACCAGCAGTACTTCCGTCGCTTTGTGCAAGTGCATGTTTTAGTGTGCGGAATGCTCCGTGTTGGTGATCTCCTACATTAGTATTACTGCCTAGTGTACTAACGTAAAATGTATTACCCTGTCTACGTGCTAAACTTGAGGCAGGACCACCTACAATAACTTCGTCAAGTGTACTTGCTTGAGCATTAAGTAACGTGCTATAAATATTTAACCATTTTTTACTAGGTGATCCTAAATCACTTGTATTGGTTTGATCAGGAATAATATTACTTTGTACGTCAGATGCAAAGGTTACATTATCTTCATCGTCGTTACCTAAAGTAAGATTTCCTGATGTTTGTATATTTCCAGTTGCATTTAAATCACCAGTAACATTCCAGTTACTTTGTATGTTTATTGCTCCAGTGCCGTGCGGGCGTATTTCGATATTAGTATCAGTTGTTGTTGTACTAATAGTATTAAAGTCTACTTTTAGATTAGCAGTTGCTACAGCAGTAGCAGCAATAGCAGTAGTAGAACTGAGTGTAATAAGACTGTCTCCACCAAGAGCAACAATTCTACTTTGGTCTACTGTAAAATTTGCAATGTTAGAAATAGTCGATAATAATGTCTGTGTTTGTAAAGTGCTAGGGAGTGTTAATGCATCAGTAGCGGCATCAATATTAACGCCAATCTTGTTATTGTTAACATCAAGATGTAATATAGGAGTGCTGGCACTAGTATTTTTAAAATTTAAATTGCTGCCGTTGCGCAAGAGGTTATCTTTTAATACACCCCCGCTAATTCTACCTAATTGTGACATCTCTTATTCTCCTTAACATAGTATTTATTTGTCAAGGTTATGAATTACAGTGACCGGTTTACCTGTTGGGACTGGGCTTGTAAATTTAATCCACCAACCTGTACCTGACGCAGTGTAAGGATGATTAGGTCCTTGTTCTGCACCGCCCGACGAAATTGCTGCTGTTTGATGTATTGTGTAGTTTGTTACTGGTATTTGTAATACGTTTTCAACAAGCACTAGTATGTTGTTTGCACTAGCAGGAACAGGATAATCTGGATCATTACTTTGTAGTTCACCAAATACAGTTTCATCACCGCCTGCGTTTCCGACGCCTATGTTTTGCCAAACAATTCCCGGATCTTGATTAGGTTCTTTAAAACGCACTTCTCTCCAAGCACCATTTTGGTATGCTTCTAATTGTTGATCAGTAGTATTATATCTAACTTGTCCTACTGCGGCTGTTGTAGCAATTCCTGCTTCACCAGGACGCTGTGCTATTGGACCAGTTGGTACTTTTAATGCACGTTCACTAACCATAACTATTTGGTCGTCAATATCGTCTTTAACACCTTTAGAAGTAGGTTGTATGCGTCTTAGGTTAGTTGTTTGTTGTTTAATCAATCTCATGTTATACTTCCAAATAACTCACTGTTGCTGCAAGATTAGAGTAGCCTGATAATTTTACTGTGCCACTTCCGGTAGCTGGACTATTTGCCATTGTAAACACTGTTCCAACGTTTGAGTTTGCCGCTCCATTGGTTGTAAAGTCCGTAGTTCCTGTTGCAATGATAATATACGTTTTACCGTTTACCATTGTTGTTGCATTTACTGTTGGGAATACAACTGCTGGATCTGCCTGGAATACTAATCTGTCGCCCACTTCAAGTACAATTCTTTCACTATCAAACGTAAACGTTTCGCCTGCTGGCATAGTCAAATTATTAATAACTCTAGTATCATCATTACTAATAGGATCACTTTGCGGAACAAAATGCATGTCAAACGTTGCTGATCCAGTCGAGCCGTTATTACATACCATAATGTTTGTAATAGCGTACGACTTGTCTGTAGGGACCGTTAGTATAATTGTATTGTCGTTGCTTTTTAAATGTTCGTTTACTATTGCCATTTCTATTCCTTAAAATAACATTCCAAATAGGAGTGCTCTGTTTTTACTTACTATTTCGTCTCTATTGTTTTCTGCGTTTACAAAATAAATTCCAGTTTTACCATGTGACTGATTATTTACATAAAGTTTAACACCTTCGGCCGGGGCAGTTGCTGGTATTAATGTATTATCGTCATCGCTTGGTGTACTGTTTATATGTAGCATATCGTCAATGCGGACTGCGCCAGTGCCGTTGGCTCTTAAAATTAAATCATCTGCGTTTGTAGATGTTGTTTCAATTACTGTGCCGGTAATTCTTACTTTATCAAAATCCCAGCTGTCGTCAAATACTTGGGCAACTGTAGTTCCGTCGATAGCAAATGTAATTTTACTATCAGCTCCTGAGTTCTCAAAGTCAGCAATTACAATACTTGATTTAGTAACATCACCGTCACCAATTTGGCTTAGGAAAACGTTTGCAAAGTTATATGCAACATAATCAACTACTGCTTGTGTGTTTGGTATTACATCTGCTTTCGCAGCATCATAGCCAGTTAATGTTGCACCAGAATATGTAAATACTTTTTGTTCGTAGTCTACTGTAGGGGATACACCAATAGTGCTAGTTCCAGCGTCTAACAATAAATTTTGGCTTCTTGAATCAATTTTATTTGTAGCTAATGATGCTAAATTTGCTCCATTACCTGTAAAGGCTATAAATCCTGTAACGTCTTCGTCGTATCCAAAGTATGCATCAGGTAACGATCCTCGATTAATTTCTATTCCTGCAAAACTATCAGAACCTTGTATTCCTGCTGCTGCATCATCTCCGTTATTAAGTGTAATGACTCTGTCTTCAATTACCATTTGTGTAGTGTTAACAGTTGTTGTATCGCCTCGGATCACTAAGTCGCCGGAAATTTCAACAGTACCCGAATCTAATCCTGTATCCAGAAATATAGTTCCGCCTGATTGAACAGCTACTTTATAATTACCATTTGGTACATTTAAATACTTTGACATTCTTATTTCCTATGTAAAAAGTTAGGGGGAAATTAATCCCCCATACTAATTTTACTCTTTATCAGTCTCCGAAGTTATCTGCTTCAGCAAGAGTTTGTGTTACTGTACCTGCACTACCATACTCAGTGAATCCACTTGTGTCAACACCAATTGTAAATGCTGTTGCACTAGTCTTAGTAATTGCAAATACCTTGTTGTTAAGCTCAACCATGCCAACTACGCCAGTAATTCTTACTGTGTCGCCGGTTACTAGTAGATGGTTTGCTGTACATGTAACTGCACCTGGAGATGCTTGTGTACATGCGTTCATTGTTAATGCTGCAACTTCTGACGCATCACCAGCTTCTTCCATCTCAACTGCGGCATCTGAGGCTGAATTACTAAAGTTCCAAGTAATACTAGCAGTTCCTTCTGTTGTTAATTTACGTCCAGAAATTTTAGTAACTTGCTTTACTGCTGCTGCATCGTCTTTAACAACAATACTCATTTGTCCTGCTGTCAAAGCTGCTGCTGCTGCGTTTGTTAAAAAGCAATCTTTTTCAACTACACCATCTGTGCAACGGAATTTCTTACTTCCAAGTTGCTTAACAATATAACCGTTTACTGATTCTGTTCCGTTAAAAAACGCAACTTTAATTTCATTGCCGCCTGCTGTAGGTGCTCCGAAAAATTTCTTATTTAGTGGTCTTCCCATTTGTTTTCTCCTTTAAAACGTTCTAGGTTTACGCAGTGGGTCAGTTCTGCATAAGTCCGTAAATACGGCACGATTATCGACATTAGTATTTATCAATTACATTGAGTAGCGGCGTATACCTAGAGCGCGGGTTGCTCGATATAAGTCTATAGAAACTTTATTACTTTGATTTCCGCCTAAAATGTAATAGTATTTTGTATTGTTTATTATAGTAGTGCTTATATAAAATCCTACATGACCTTGCCAGCTAATATTTCCTCTTGGGAAAATTATAAGGTCTCCGGGTATAGGTTCTTTAACTGTTGTTCCCCAATCTAAGAAACTTCTTGCAGCATATGGATGCATGTGTAATGTGTTGTTAGGTACCCCACTTTCAGTTAATACAGCATTAACAAAAGCAGCGCACCATTCTGTACGTTTAGGATCAACTCCTATATAAGCTGCAAGTTCAGCTCTATGTGTATTTTCTGAATAGTTAATGTATTGTGATGCAGTTAATGCAGGATTACTGTGGGCGTTTGCTGACTCGACACTGTAGTCGCATGCACATAGAAATATTAGAGATAAGAATAGTAAGATATTTTTCATATGCAATATTTAGCCATTAAAAAAGGGCCCCCAAAGGAGCCCTTTTAATTTTACTGTGTTAGTAAAACTTAGCTAAAGCTAACGTTGCCGTCAGTAATTTCAACACGACCTAAGTAGTCAGCTGCATTACCAAGCGATGATGCAGTGTTGTTCAACTCAACATATCCATAACGTGTCATGAATGATACTGTTGGTTCGAACGTACCTGGATCAAGTACAACGCCTGAGCTCATTAGTGGGATATATGGGCAATAGAATGCTGCTGCATCCGACTCACTTGCGCCTTTGTATCCGATAAGCACTGCTGAACTATCAGCTGCGTATGTGTTTACATATACTTTCATTGCATTGTTCAAAGTACCAACCATCTTAGTGTTAGTTGGAGCTTCAAAAGTGCCTTCAGTTGTACGTGCAAACGCACTAGTTGTAGCAGACTGTAGAATTGTTAGTGCCAAAGGACTAACTACAGCCCAGTTACCTGCGCCTCTACGTGTACGCTGTGCAATCAAGTTACTTACGCGGTTGATTTGCACTGCTAATGCAGCATGCTCGTCACCTACGAAAGTAGCAGTACCAGATACCGCAGCTTGATTGTAAGTTTGTGAACCAGTTCCAGCCAATGTCTGTAGTGATCCTAATACTTCTTGGTCAATCTCAGCAGTAATCTCTTGTGCAAGAGCTGCCATGATTTCAGCTTCAACATCAATACCATGCATTGACTGAGCATCTTGTGCAGCTTCAAAAGTCCAACGAGCACTCAACTTACGAGTCTTCGCTTCAACTGTCTGCTTCAAGATTTGGATAGACATTCTATTGCCTGCCTCAGCTTCTAAAGTTGCTGTATTTGCTGCTTTACCAGCAGTTCCGTCACCGGAATATGCTTCAGCAATTTTGAATGGGCTTAGAGCCTCTTCGCCTGCTGTGGTATCGTTTACTGATCCAGTAGCATTTTGTGTATCGCTATAACGAACACGTAATGTGTGGATTTGACCAACTGGGCCAGTCATTGGCTGTACGCCAACTAGCTCGTTAGCAATAACAGTTGGCATTACACGACGGATAACTGGTAGGATAACACGGTTAAGTGTAGCTACGTTACCTGCGGATGTTGCGCCTGCTGTTGCACTCTCTGACAAATATCTGCGAGTGTTTTCTAGTGTAGCAGCCATAACTGACTTCTTGTTACCTTGTAGGCCTTCAAGAAGTGCGTTTTTGGTGTCACCCCAGCGTGATTCTAGTAATTCTGACATCATAATCTCCTTAATTTAATCCAGCAAGACGGCGTATATCTAATACATTAGACTCGTCAGCTTTAGTTGTCATTTTTGTTGGTGTTGTTTCGGTTCTGTTGCCTGTTACTTCTGTGCCTTCTGTAAGTGTTGCCTTACGCTTTGCTGGAGTATTTCCGTCAATAACTGATGGTAAGTACCTATTGAATTGCTTAGTAAGCCTTTCAGTCTGTACCGATTCCAGTAAATCTGTCATAATTTCGCGTTGATCTTTTCCTAAAGGTTGGATCAAGCTATTCATAATTTTCTCTCTCTTTGCAGATTCAATAAGTCGATTCTTATCTTTACTTACTGACTCAACTAGAGTTTTTGCTTTTGTAGCAAATGCTTTGGCTTCAACTAATTGCTTGTCTTTAGCAGCTAGTACACCCATAAGTTTATCAACTTCTGAATTTTCATTCAAGTGCGAAGTGGTATACTCATTTGCAAACGCTTCAAATATCTTACGACCGAAGTCATTTCTACGTGCTGTATCAATATCTTCTTTAAGTGCGTGAATTTCACCTTTCAGTGACGTTCCGACCATTTCAGATATTGCATTAGCACTTCTTTCGATAAAGTCAGCTTTGACTTTTGCGAAGTGGGTTTTAGCTTCACGTACTAGTTTTACCTTAGTAGCTGCTAAATCTTGTTTATCTTCATAAAATTCTGCAATTTCAGTTGATAGGGCTTCTACAATAAACTCTTCAAGCTTGGCGTGTTGCTCTGCCATTGCTTTCTTGTCTGCTCGTAGGTCTTTAATTTCGCCAGCTAATTGCTCAGCAACGAAACCCTTCAGTAGATTAGCATTTTCACGCATTGCAATAGCATATTTTGCTTTTGCTTCTGCAAGTTGTTTGCGGTCATCTGCAAACTCTGCAATCTCTTCAGCAAGTCGCTCAGAAAGCATTGAGTCGATAGCTTCAACCATAGTTGACTTATCGTGCTCATACTTTTGTGCAAATTCTTCACGCAAATCGGCAGTAGCTGCTAATTTGTTTTCCTGAATCTTTTGCTCCCAAGCTTCTTCTATTTGTGCCCTGACATCATTTGATACAACATCGTTTTCAAAGAGTGTTTTCAGTGCATCTATCATATTGTTCTCCTGTTTCATTGGAGTTTACTGATTATGTTAATCAGCGAGTCCTTAAGATACTTTTGTGCCTTTATATCGTGCTTCGTTGCCTGTGCTAATTCATATGCCTTCATTCCCCCACGTGCATTCATTAATTGTTCATAAATTGCTGTAGGATATGCACCAGGGGCGCTAGGCTGAGCCACAACGTCCACAGTGATTATTTCAAAGTCGGAAACGTTGCCGCTTCCATCTTCTGATACGTTACCGCTACCACGTGACGAGACACCTAGTTTAACGCCTGCCTCAAGCATCGTTTTAACTAGGTTTCCCATTGGTGTTGGTAGTAGTTTCATTTTACCGTAACCGTTATCACCTTCCATCCACGTTTCCGTGATCATATGGCTTACACGATCGATATTTATATTAAGGCCTTCAGGATGATCAACTTCTCCGAGAACACTGTATCCTCCAGTAATTTGATCATTGAGAGTTTTGACAGCCCTGCCTATTTCATTCACAGGATACACTCGCTGATTAGCGTTGCGAACTCCACCTTGGATCATAATACCTTTTAAGTAAAGGTCTTTCCCCTCGTTAGCGTTCTCAAGCACTATTCCTGCTTGGTCGAATGTCAAATGCTCTCGTAAGTTTTTCATCTATTAGTCCCTATCCTTACTTACTTAGCGTTAGTTGATACTTTGTTTAAAGTACTTCCTGCGGCTTTGTCAGCAGTTTCTTTGGAGCCTTTCTTTTCAGCTCCGTGTCCCGCTCCAGCACTCTTGTGTGCTTTTGCAGCTTTGCCGCCTGGTACGTTAATGTTACCAGTTGACATATCTTTTGCACTTGTATCACTAAGTGCTGAACCTTGTACAGTTGAGCCTGCTCCTGCTTCTGGATGACTTGCTGCACCGTTCTTTGCAATGTTAGCACTTGTGCCGCCCATGTTGTTTGGCTTTGCTACTGCTGACTTACCGTTTACACCGTTGTCACCCATTGTAGCTGTTACTTTTTCAACATACTCACGCATTGTTTCAGTTTCTGACTTTTCAGTTGTGTCTTCTTCAACTTCTTCGTCTGCTTCGTCAACTTCTTCGTCTGCTGCTTCAAAAGCCATTGCTTCTTCTTCTGGCTCTTCAGCATCCATGTCCATGTCCATGTCGCCTTCAGCATCGTCGTCAGCTTCTTCGCCGTCGTCTTCGCCTTCGTCGTCACCAGCCATCATTTTTTCAAATTCAGCTTTTAGATCATCTAATGCATCTTCTAAGTCTTCTACACGATCTTCAACGTCTGCATCATCTTCTGCATCGCCCATATCGT